CCGCGATGGCGAAAGCGCGCGAGGCGGCCGAGGCCAATGGCACCGATCCAGCTGATGTGGTCTGGGATCCCGCTTGGCCTGATCTTCCGTTCGATGACGGCGACTACTGGAACGATCTCATTGAACGAAACTGGGAGACGTTGAGTCGCTGGTACGCGATGTCGTTGGCGGCCGCCCGAAAGGGCAAAATACTCCATATCAAGGTCGGCGATGGGGTCGAGATAGTGACGGAGATCGAGACGGCGGGGCGCACGGCAAGCGAGACGATGTCCGATACGCGGCCACTCGATGGCGCCGGACCGAAGCAAGCGGTCAGCACTCCGCCGCCGCCAGAACCGGATATGGGCGCAGCGGAAACGGCTCTCGACTTCCTGGAAAAATTGCGTCCGGGCGGTCCTTGGGTTTTGACCGCTATTATTCCAGATGGACTGACCGACACGATCACCGCGAAAAGCGCGGACGACGTTCGCAGGTTCGTCCGCAATAACAATGGCAAGAAAAATCTCTATTTCTCAGTCAATCCGACCAGGACGGCGCGGACGAGCAAGGCATCGAAGCTCGATATCGCGGCGATCGAGTATTCTTTTGTCGATCTCGATCCGAAAGGAAACGAGACACCCGAAGCAGCGAAGGTCCGATATCTTGCCGGACTTGAGATATTCAACCCGGCGCCAATCGCGATCATTGATAGCGGCAACGGCGTGCAAGCGCTGTGGCGGCTAGATGAACCGATCATACTACCAGAGCCGCAGCTGGTCGAGAATCCGCAGAAGGGCCAGCCCAGGAAGGTCTATTCGGGGAAAACGCAGGTGGTGATCGATGACGCCGAAGGGCGCGTCAAGGCGCTGATGGAGACTCTAGGCAGCGTCGCCGGGACGCAGAACATCGATCGCATGTTGCGTCTGCCCGGTACAATAAATCTGCCGAATGCCAAGAAGCTCAAGGACGGACGAATCGCTTGCCCCACTAAGCTACTCAAGTCCAACGCCGCGACGTGCAAGCTGGAGGATTTTCCGATAGAGGCTACATCAGGCAACGCCGGTAATGCCGGCACCGGATCCGGCAATATCGTAGTCAGCACGAAAGGCGCCTCCGATCTCGACTGGTCCAAGGTCGAACAATCTGCGGGGTGGCTCGAAAGCGCCGACGATCTGCCGGAAGACTTCAACCTCAAAGGCAAGATGATTGTCGCGCACAAGGGCAATCTCGAGGATCTGAAATTCGATCTGGAGCAAGCCGGCCTGATCGTAACTTATAAGTCGTGGAGCGACGTTGGCTTGGCTGTCGCCGCGATCTTCAAAAATCATGGCCGCTTCACAAATGAGCAAATCGTCGCGGCGCTGATGTGTCCGCTCGATTGCAATCAGCATGTCACCAGGTTGCCCGAAGCCCAGAAGCGGCGCGCTGCTGAACGTATGATTCTGCGGTCCCACCAACAGACAGAACAGCAGAAAGTCCAACGGATCGAAGGCGAGCCGGAATGGCGTGAACGGCGCATCAACGGCAAGCCAGTGCCATCGATGCACAACGCGCGGCTTGCGATCACCGCGCTCGGCATTCATTGCAGTCGTGACGTGTTCCACAACAAGACGTTGTTTGGGTACCGCGACGATAAGGTGAAGCACGAGTTGCAGTCGATTCTCGGCGAAGTTAGTGACGACGGCATCATCGCGCTTCGCCAACTCATGTCCGTTCGCTTTGGTTTCGACCTTGAAGACAAGGCGACGCGGGACGCGGTCAAATCGTTAGCGTTGGAGAACTGCTTCAACCCTGTTTGTGATCTCATCGACAAGGCAGAGGCCGAGTGGGACGGTGTCAAACGGATCGATCGCATGGCGGCCGATCATTTCAACTGCGAGGACACCAAACTCAACAGCGCGTTCATGCGCAAGACAATGATCGCTCTGGTCAAGCGAGCACGCGAACCCGGTTGCAAGTTCGACACGATCATCGTTCTGGAGTCGGCCGAAGGCTTCAACAAATCCACGGCCTGGCGGATCCTGGCCGGTGACGAGAACTTCTCTGACGAGAGGATCCTAGGTTCTAACGCCCGAGAGGTACAGGAACAGCTCTCGGAAATCTGGATCCACGAGAATGCGGACCTTGCCGGCCTGAAGAAGACGGAAGTCGAATCCGTCAAGGCATATGCCAGCCGCATGGTCGACATCGCGAGAGCAGCGTTCGGGCATTTCGTGGTGAAGCAACCGCGGCATTCGATCGAGGTCGGGACCACGAACTCCAGCGAATACCTGCAATCACAGACCGGCAACCGGCGCTTCTGGCCGATGACGGTGTTGAAGTCGATCGATATCGAGAAGCTGCGGCGCGACCGGCTGCAGCTCATCGGCGAGGCGGCGAGCTATCACACGGCGGGAGAGAGTGTGGCGCTAGATGAGGCGCTGTGGGGCGATGCCGGCATTGAGCAGGAGCAACGTCGGACTAAAGACCCGTGGGAGGACATGCTTGAGCACCTCCCGATTTGGTGGGACGAGATTAAAGGCTATGACGAGGACCACCGCCCCATCAAAGGTACGGTCCTCGTTATTCATATCTCGGGTGGACAGGAACTCGTATCAGCAGCCACCCTACTGAAACACGTTCTCGATGTCCCAATCAGTCACCAAACAACTGGAACCGCCATGCGGCTTTCAACAGTCATGAAGCAGCTGGGCTGGGACCGGCACAAGAACGGCTATGTTTCGATCCCCGGCCATGACCGAGTGAAGGGTTACTTCCGGTGGGTGTCGGAGGAAAGTCTCTACGCAAGGCGCGCCTCGGAACTACAGCGCCTTGTACAATCGCCACCCCCGAGTGACCTGACACCCACGCCCCCCTGAGCGACCTCCGGCAGCCGGCAATCGGCCCTGCCGTGTTCCACGACGCCTGGACGGGATGACCAGAGCGACCTCCAAGATTTTAGGAGCGACCCAACAAAAACAAAGAAACCGCTGCTAGAGTAGGACTTGAGCGACCTGAGTGACCTGAGTGACCTTTATTTAGTTTTAAGATTCTATCTAGGAAACCCTGCCTGTAGCCCCTCCGGGGCCTTGGGTGGGGGGTGTGGTGTAGCCGATACCTTCTACGCGAGGGTGACCTCCAGGTCGACCAAGGTCGCTCAGAACACCAATCCAATCTGGCCGAAACTGTGACCGCTGTTCCCGTTACCGCGGCGGCGGTTCCAATCGGCCAGGAATCCGCCGGCCCGCGTCCCAGGATTGCGCGTGGTCGGCGGATACAAATTCAGATGAAAGTTTCGAATGACGGAAAATAACGAAGTGGTTCGGAGGATTGGGCCGCTGGGCAATTCCCGGCACGAACTATACGCGCAAGGGTTGTTCCAGGGCAAAACATCGATTCAAGCCTTTGGAGATGCTGGATTTGTCCGCAACGCTAATAATGCGTCCCGGCTGAGAGCTAACGAGAAGGTCATTGCGCGGCTTGCCGAATTGCACGCGAGGACGGTCTTAAGCATCAACATCTCGGAAAACTGGATTCTTGAGCAATTGCTGGATGTCGTTTTCATCGCCAAGTCGATGGAAAAGCCCGATCTGACAAACGCGAACCGGGCTCTCAACCTGATCGGGCTCCACATCGGGATGTTTGTGGAGCGTAAAGAAATCGGCCGCCCCGGGGATTTTGACGGCCTTAGCATTGCCGACAAGCGCGAGCGCATCATGGGCGTTGCGAAGCTACTGGGCCTTGGCTTCATTGGCGAGGATGGGCAGTACCGTTTAGGAGCCAACATCATGCCTTCGATTTCCTACCTGGCTTCGCCAAAGCCTCCAACCGACGTTGAACCCGAATGACAGTCGCCGCGTGCCATATGCCGCCTGCCGGCGTCGGGATCTTGCGCTCGTTGAGGGCAACCGCGATCTTGCGAGCCGACAAGCCAGACAGCTCCGTCAAGACCTTGCGAAGCCTCTCCGCGCGTTCTTTTGCTTCGGCCTTGGTTCGCATGGTGCCAGCGTTTGAACCGCCCAGCTTGACGCCCTGTGCCTTCTTGATGGCGAGGGCATCTTTGGTCCTTTCGCTGATCCGAAGCCGCTCCTGTTGCGCGACCGCGGCATGAATATGAAGCATGAAAGGATCAACGTTACGGCCCAGCTCGGTGACGATGAAGGGCGTCTTATGAGCCATCAAGCCAGAGATGAAATGCACGTCGCGGGACAATCGATCCAGCTTGGCCACGATGATCGGGGCCTTGTTGTTTTTCTTGGCGACCTTCAACGCCGCTGCGAGCTGTGGCCGGCGATCCAGTGCGTCGGCGCCCTTGCCGGTCTCTACCTCCGTGAATGTTTGGATCATGTCGAAGCCTTCGATCTTCGCAAACCGAGCAATCGCGGCCTGTTGCGCTGCCAACCCTAACCCTGATCGGCCTTGTCGGCCGGTCGATACGCGAATGTAGGCAATAGCCGGCATCATCGCGCGGCAACTTCATAAGCCATGCCGATCGACGGGCACGCGATAGGATCGCCGCCAACCGTGACACCAAAAACGAGGAACTCGCTTCCAGCAGTCCAAATTTCAATCT